AGACAAGCGGCAGAAGCAGAAGCTCAAAGAAGAGCTGCAACTCTAACTTCACAAATGGCAGAATCAAATAGACAATCAGGCACAGGAGGATATCAATCTTCTTGGGGCGGTGTAGATAGTTTTATGAGCGGATCTGGTACAGCTGCTGATATGGGTTCTTTTGCTAATGGTGGTAGAGTAAATTATCAAGCTGGCGGAGTTGCAACACCAGAGCAATATGCAGCAGCACTTGCTAAAGTAGGAGCTGGAACAGAAGCAGATAAAAGAAGATCATTAGGAAATTATATTGGTGATTATATTTCTACACAAGGACAAAAAATAGGAAATGCAGCAGTAATTCCTTTACAAGCTGCAAAAGGAGTTTTAGGCATTCAAGGAACACCTATGACATCTTCTATGGAATCTGCATTACAAAATATAATTCAAAATCAAATTTCTAAAACTGGAAACTTAAGTGGTAATATTAATTACAAAGATTATGGAGTACAAACTTCTACTGGTGCAGAGTTCGAAGGATTTGGAAATAGATCTATTACTGATCCTGAAGCAGCACTTGCAACTACATTAGGTCAAGCAAGTTATTCAGTTGATCCAGGAACAGGTAAAGTTACTTTTACAGGTGGAACTACTTATGATTTTAGAGATGATCAGTTTGGGGGTTTAGGTAGATTTATTTCTAAAGGAGGTCTATTTAATCAATTACCTAGTCCAAGTAATAATTTTCAAGCTGGAGCTACACAATACAATCCAAACATTTCTTTATCATCTGAATTTTTAAAACCATATCAACCAGCAGATGTTATGCCAAGATCTGATTTAAATTCCTTTACACCAAATGAAATTATATATGATAACCAAGGAAGAAGATTAGTTTCTGATTCTATGGTTAATAATATTTTTAATAATGAAACTTACAATAATGAAAAATTAAAAGCTGCCTTTGGAGATAATATTACTTTTGTTGGTGATGATTATTATCAAAATCAATTAAACTCTCAATCAAATAATTTAATTCCTTTTTTTGAAAATTATGGAACAAATGCGTATAGGGATACCAGAGATGGAAGCGTATATAGTTCAGATGTTTACAACACAATTAAATCAGGAAATGAACCTTCATATTTTAATATATATAATCCATATTCATTGCCTGTATACAGTCCACCAGCATCTCTTAAAGAAGGTGGACTTGCAACAATGTTTGTGGAGAAAAGATAATGGATATTAAATATAACGAAATTTTAGGAGAATTTGTAAACACAGCTAACAATAAACGTGTTAGCCAAGAAGAGCTATTACAATGGGCTAAAGAGAATCCTATGCCTATAGAACAAAAAATGCCAATGAGCTTTAAGTATGAAAATGAGTTTATTCAAAGTTTGACAGGCAAAGAAACACCTGATAATATGATGGAACAAGGTGTTGAAACAATCACAGAGAAAGGTTAAAATATTTCATGGCTGAAATAGATAAAGCATTACCCAATACTAAAACGACCGTTGAACTTCCTGGAGAAGTTGAAATACAAGAAGCTATAAAAGACGAAGCTGAACAGATTCAAACTGAAGGTGGACCTGTAGAGATTTCAATGACTGAAGAAGGTGGAGCAGAAATTTCTTTTGATCCAAGCCTTGCTTCAAAATCAGGATCTGAAGATCATTTTACAAACCTTGCAGAATTTTTAGACGAAGGAATTTTAGATTCATTAGGATCAAAACTTTATGATCAATACAATGAGTACAAAGAATCTAGAAGCGATTGGGAACAATCTTATAGAGAAGGTTTAGACCTATTAGGATTTAAATACGAAAGAAGAACAGAACCTTTCAAAGGTGCATCTGGTGTTAATCACCCTGTTCTTGCAGAAGCCGTTACACAATTTCAAGCACAAGCATACAAAGAATTATTACCTGCTGAAGGTCCAGTAAGAGCACAAATTTTAGGAGATGTTACAACTGAAAAACAAGACCAAGCAAATAGAGTAAAAGATTTTATGAATTATCAAATTATGGATCAGATGAAAGAATATGAACCAGAATTTGACCAAATGCTTTTCTATCTACCCCTGTCCGGCTCTACATTTAAGAAAGTTTATTACGACGATCTTTTAGGTAGAGCCGTATCAAAATTTGTTCCTGCTGAAGATTTAATTGTTCCATATAGTGCAAACTCATTAGATGATGCAGATGCAATTGTTCACGTCATCAAGATGTCAGAAAATGAATTAAGAAAACAACAAGTCTCTGGTTTTTACAGAGATGTAGATTTAGGAAATCCACCAATTAATCAAACTGAATTGGGTGATAAAAAATTAGAATTAGAAGGTATTTCAAAAGATGGTCAAGAGAATCAATATACTATTTATGAAATGCATACTGATTTAGATTTAGAAGGTTATGAGGATACAGATGAAAATGGAGATCCTACTGGAATTAAACTTCCTTACATTATAACAATAGCTCAAGCTAATAATACAATTTTATCTATAAGAAGAAATTACCAACCAACAGATCCACTTAAGAAAAAAATACAATACTTTGTGCAATTTAAATTTTTACCAGGCACAGGATTCTATGGCTTTGGTTTAATTCATATGATTGGTGGTTTGACTAGAACAGCTACTGCTGCTTTAAGACAATTACTTGATGCTGGTACTTTAGCTAACTTACCTGCTGGATTTAAATCAAGAGGTATTAGAGTTAGAGACGATGCACAGCCTTTACAACCAGGTGAGTTTAGAGATGTCGACGCTCCGGGAGGCAATATCAAAGATCAGTTTATGACTTTACCTTTCAAAGGTCCTGATCAAACATTATTACAATTAATGGGAGTTGTTGTTTCTGCAGGCCAACGATTCGCGGCCATCGCTGATATGCAAGTGGGTGATATGAATCAATCCGCGGCAGTCGGTACGACGGTAGCATTATTGGAACGTGGATCGCGGGTAATGTCGGCCATACACAAAAGATTATACGTAGGACTTAAACAAGAGTTTAAATTATTATCAGAAGTATTTAAAACTTATTTACCACCTGTATATCCATACGATGTACCAGGAGCTTCAAGAGAAGTTAAGCTACAAGACTTTGATGATAGAATAGATATTCTACCAGTTGCAGATCCAAACATATTCTCTCAAACACAAAGAATATCAATGGCACAAACTCAATTACAACTTGCTCAATCTAATCCTCAAATTCATAATTTGTATCAAGCATACAGATCTATGTATGAAGCTATCGGAGTTAAAAATATAAATTCAATACTACCACCTCCTGAAGCACCTCAACCAATGGATCCAAGTTTAGAACATATTCTTGCAATTTCTGCAAAACCTTTTCAAGCTTTTCCAGGACAAGATCACAAAGCACATATTGATGCACATTTAAACTTTATGAAATTAAATATGGTTCAAAATAATCCAATGGCTATGGCTTCATTACAAAAAAATATTTTAGAACACATTTCTTTAATGGCTCAAGAGCAAGTTCAGTTAGAATTTGTAAGAGAGTTACAAGAATTACAACAATTAACTCAACAAATGGGTCCAATGATGCAAAATCCACAGATGATGCAACAGAATCCAATGCTAATGAGAGCACAACAAAGAATTCAACAGATAACTAATCAGATAGAAGCTAGAAAATCAATTTTAATAGCAGAAATGACTGGAGATTTTGCTAAAGAGGAAGAAAAAATCATGGGTGAGTACGGTGGAGATCCATTATTAAGATTAAAAGGCAGAGAATTGGACTTAAGAGCACAAGAAAATCAAAGACGAGAGGAAGAAGGCAAGGAAAGATTGAATCTTGATAAGATGAAAGCTATGATGAACCAACAAATTCAAGAAGAAAAGCTAGAACAGAACGAAGAACTAGCTACTTTAAGAGCAGGAGTGTCAATAGCAAAGCAACAAATGTCTGAAACTAGCAAGATAAATGATTTTGGTAGAAATTTCCGTAGAAAATAGTTATAATTAAAAAATAAGGAGACAAATATGAGCAAAGATTGGATGCGAGGCCAAGGTTACGTTAAAGCACCTAAAATTGAAAAAGAATTAGGTGTTGGTAAAGACGGATATCAACAAGGTGGCATTAAAGTTGAAGTCACTGAAAAAGATAAATCTCAAAAAGTTACTGTAAAAGGTACTGGCAAAGCAAAAAAACAAACAGCAACTTGGTACTAGTATGATTCCCTGGGGACTATTTGGTTCAGGGATCAAAGCTGGACTAGAAATTTACAAAAATAAAAAAGCAGCTGACGTTGCAATGTCAGAGGCTAAATTATTACACGTTGAAAAAATGAAACGTGGAGAAATTGAATTCACCGGTAAAATCATAGATAATCAAAAATCAGACTGGAAAGACGAATTTGTCCTTTTGACAATTTCTTCACCATTGTTTTTGTTGGCATATTCTGTTTTTGCAGAAGATGAAAAGATGCAAGCAAAAATTGATCTGTATTTTCAAAAATTACAAGAGATGCCTTGG